TGTTAGACAAATATGAAATTAAAGAACCAAACCTACATATTGAGTTTAATGTACCAACAAACTTCTATGAGTTAAGAGAAAATCAAAAGATGGAACTCAAGGTTACAAACTTTAATAACTTAGCAAGTAATGCATCTATATCTCAAACTTACGCTCAAAAGAAGCTATTAGGTTGGAATGATATTGATATTAAAGCTAATAGAGAGTTCTTACGTAAAGATAAGGAACTTGAATGGGAGTTAAATCAAATTTTAGCAGGTGGTCCTAATTGGAGAGATCAAATGACAGGTGGAGCAGGCGCAGGAGCAGCACCAGCAGAAGCTGGAGCAGGTGCACCAGCAGGTACTTCAGCAACCCCACCAGCATTTGGAGCACCAGCAGCAGGGGCAGAAGCAACTCCTCCAGCAGCAGGTGGTGAGGCGGCACCAGCAGCAGGTGGAGCAGAAGCAGCTCCAACACCAACAACTTAAATAATATAAGATATGGAAATACCTAGTCGTTGCGTAATAACCCCAATATCAGCATTCCAAAGTACTAACCTTACTAGTAAGATGACGTCCTTTGAGGCCGTTAGTCAGAGAATATTAAGATCATTAGGTTTTCCCACAGTTAACGTTGAATTGCATGTTGATCAGCTAAACGACAATATTAGCATTGCATGCGAAATGTTTACTAAGTTTGCAGGTTATACTAGAGAGTATCTCATATTCAATAGTAACCTTTATATACCTAACTACGGTATAAAGTTAGATACATTGTTTACTGCACAGGCTAATTCAACATATCTAGCACAATTAGATTTGTTTGATCCTAATATAAACGGAACTGAAAAAGGTAATCCTCTTTTTAGCAAGTACATTAATGATAACAATAATGTTTTTACAGCTAATAGTGCAATACCTGGAAGTTACTTTTTAGGTAGTTCAGCTTTATCGGCTTCTTACCAGTATGGTATCTTTACAAACACTGTTGTAAGTCTCTCTACATATAATCAAATTATATCCGCAACTCAAACACAAATTGATTTATCGCCATACTTTACACCAAGTCTTAAGAACAATATAACACAATTAGGTTCACCTGTTGAAGGAAATAATCCAAATTACCTTAACAGCTTTGACTATGATGTAATGGATTATAGGAAAGTCATTGCAATTGTGGACTTAGAAGAAGGTTCAACAAGTGGTATTAACACATTGTTTACAATTGAGCAAACATTAGCACAACAAACTTACTTTAGTTACTCAATGGGTAATTACGGATTTGACTTAGTTAGCTGGTACGTTTTAAAAGATTGGTTAAAGAATAGAGAGAAATTACTAGCTACAAAACCAAGTTGGGACTTTGATGATAGAACGCAGATTATGAGATTGTATCCACAACCTCAGCAATCACAATATCAAACAAATCAATACTATGCAGTCATTCAATGTTATGTTGAAAGACCATTAAGAGATGTTATTAAGGAACAATGGGTGTATCAATATGCATTGGCATTGAGTAAAATTACTTTAGGTAGAGTAAGAGGCAAGTTTACTGGAACTGCTCTATTTGGCGGTGGTCAAGTCAATGCTGATATGCTTAATGAAGGGTTGGAAGAAAAGAAAGAACTTGAAAGACAGTTATACGAAGGGGCACCTGGCTTTGGCGATAACGAACCACCGTTGTTCTGGGTAGCTTAAAATAAAATATAGAGTAATGGAAACGTATTTCAAGCAGGGTGTATTCAGACCACAAAATAGTAGTAAGTATGTTGGTAGCAATTATCCTCAATATAGGTCTAGTTGGGAATTAAAATTTTTTAGATGGGCTGATTTAAATGAAAACGTATTAGCCTGGGGTAGTGAAAATATTATTGTACCATACATAAATCCTCTAGATAACAAAGTTCATAGATACTTTGTTGATAATTACATTGTTTTCAAAGATAGTAATGGTAATAAACAAAAGTTCTTAATAGAAATCAAACCAAGTAAACAAGTTGCAAGACCCTTAGAGAATCATAAGAAGAAACAGTCTACCATGTTATATGAACAGACTACATGGATAACTAATCAGGCTAAGTGGGAAGCAGCTAAAAAATGGGCAGAGAAGAAGGGATGCCAGTTTATAATCCTTACAGAAAAAGAGCTAGGCATCCGTTGATTAGGCACGCGCGCATATAAATAATAACATATGAGTTTTAAACTTATTGTAGAAGCACCAAACAATCACAACGACTTTGAATATATCGTTGAAGAAAAAAATGCTAATCAGCCAAGAAACTACTATATAAAAGGACCATTCATGATGGCTGAAGGTGCTAACCGTAACCGCAGAATTTATTCACTCGGTGAAATGAAAGCTGAAGTTGACCGTTATACAAAAGAAATGATTAGCCAGGGTAGAGCAATGGGTGAATTAAACCATCCAACTACTGCAGATGTAGATCTTACAAGAGCTTGTCATATGATTACCGAATTAAAGCAAGATGGTAACGTGTTTTACGGTAAGAGCAAGATTTTATCAACACCAACCGGTTTAATTGTACGTAGTTTAATTGAAGATGGTGTAAAGATTGGTGTAAGTACAAGAGGTTTAGGACAGTTAGTTGCAGAATCAAACGGCGTTAACAGAGTTAAAGACTTTAGATTAGTTGCAGTTGACGTTGTAGCAGATCCTAGCTTTGATAAAGCTTTTGTTAATGGAATTCTTGAAAGTAAGCAATATGTATTAGAGTCTGATGGATCATTTGCTGAACTATATGATAAATTTGAAAACAAAATTAGTACACTTCCTAATAAAAATAGAGAAGAATACTTACGCAATACCATCTTGTCCTTTATAAATAAATTATAATCAATGAAGAAAGACATTAAAAAGTTTATTGCAGCAGTGATGGATCAAAGATTCAAACAAGCAAATGACCATCTTAAAGCAAGCGTTAATGAAAAAATCAAACGCAAGATAATAAATAATAATAGCAACATTTTCTAATATGGAAACTTTAAAAGATTTATCACCAGAATCCGTGAATGAGATTCAAAATGCTATCAATAGCAAAGTGCAGGAAAAAGTGCAAATTCATGTTGAAAAGGCACTAGCTGAACAAGATGAACTTTACAGCAAGAAGCTTTCCCAATTACTAGAAGCAATTGATGCTGATCATTCTGCTAAATTAGAAAAAGTTGTTGAAGCAGTTGATGCAGATAGAGCACAAAAGCTCAAATTAGTCATCAAGAAGTATGAATCTATCATCAATGAAGATGCAAACAATTTCAAATCACAGTTAGTTGAATCTATCAGTGATTACTTAGACGCATATCTAGAAGAATCAGTACCAGCTGAAGAAATTAAAGAAGCTGTACGTAATAAGAAAGCTATTACAGTTCTAGAAAATCTAAGATCCCATTTGGCCGTCGATGCTGCTCTACAAAAAGAGAGTATTAAAGAAGCAATTCTTGACGGTAAACAACAAATAAATGAAGCTTCTAGCAAGCTTGAGTCTGTCGTTGCCGAGAATGCAACGTTGAAACATGAATTAGATGCCATTAAGGCAAATCTACTCATTGAACAACGTACGCAGAATCTTGACGAACAACAAAAGAAATACATTAAAAAAGTATTTTCTAATAAGTCACCAGAGTTCATTAGTGAGAACTTTGATTACACTTTAAAGTTGTTTGATAAGAAGAGCAATAGCAGACTTGAGTCCTTAAAAGAAGAAGCTCTTACAGAGAGTTCAAACGTTGATCGCGTAATATTTGAGCAATCAGAAACAATTACCGAATCCGTTGAAACATCTCCTTACTTAAAAGAATTAAGTAAGTACTAAGAACCACTTTCTAAAAGGTTATCTCCTGAGTTACCTGCGATTAAAAACCGCTTGGGGTCGACATATTATTAGATTACAAAAGGAAAATAACAAATTATGAAATCAATTAGACCTACACAGGCCTATATCGATGAAACAAGAGCAGCAGCTCTCCTTGAGAAATGGGCACCAGTGCTCGATTACTCCTCAAAGAGTGTTGCTCCAATCGAAGACGATCACACACGTTTAAACACAGCAATGCTACTTGAGAACCAAGAGCAATGGTGCTTACGTGAAGCAGGTCCAAACTACAACCCAGGTTCATCTGGCATTAATCGTGCTGGTAACCCAGGTGCAGTTGGTAATGCAGCTACAATGTATGCCGGTACAACAGTTACAGGTACACAAGGTACAGACACGTACGCAACTGGTGACTTCCGTCTACCGAAGATCTTGATTCCGATGATTAGACGTACTTTTCCCGAGTTAATCACAAACGAGATCGTTGGTGTTCAACCAATGGCTGGTCCAGTTGGTCTAGCATTTGCATTACGTTACCGTTACACGGGTCAAACCCTTGGAACGAACGACGGTGCAGGTTCTGGAACAAACTTCCCTCCTTCTCAGCCAGCTATTCTAGCTGCTGCAGCAGGTCAGGAAGCTGGATATCAGTACTTACAGACCGCTTATACCGGTACTACCGCTGCTTATCTATCTGGTTCACAAGGTGCTTATGGTACCTTAACACAGTGGATTACAGGTGGTCCTGCTGGTTCACAATCAGTAGACCAAGGTATTGCTGCTCTCTTACAAAACTACGAATTAACGAACGCAATTCCTACATTCGAAGTAACATTTGAAAAGACAGCAGTTGAAGCTGGTACAAGACGCTTAGGTGCTAACTGGTCAGTTGAACTCGAACAAGACTTGAAGAACATGAATGGTATCGATATCGACACCGAATTAACGAACGCTATGTCGTACGAAATTCAGGCAGAAATCGACCGTGAAATGTTAATCAGAATGATCCAAATTGCTCTAAACGCAGGTTTTGGCAATGGTTATTCTGTATGGTCGCCAGCTTCTGCTGACGGCCGTTGGTTAGTAGAACGTAATCGTGACTTCTATCAGAGATTAATTATTGAAGCAAATCGTATTGCAGTTCGTAACCGTCGTGGAGCAGCTAACTTCGTTGTTGCTACACCTCGCGTTGCAGCTATCCTCGAAATGTTACCTGAATTCCAATGGGTACCAGTTCAAGGTAATGTAAATACACAGCCTGTTGGCGTTGCTAAAGTAGGTAACCTCGGTGGACGTTTCAACGTTTACCGTGATACACGTACCGATGGTAACTATATGGCCGGTGAATACGGCACTGTAGGACCTGGTGGTACCGCAGGCCCACGTCCTGAATATGCCCTATTAGGCTATAAAGGACCTGAGTTCTACGACACAGGTATCATCTACTGCCCATACATTCCAGTTATGGTTCAGCGCACGATCGGTCAGAACGACTTTGCTCCAAGAGTTGGTCTATTAACACGTTATGGTGTTGTAGATAACATTTTCGGTGCAAGTCTTTATTACCACGTCATACTCGTTAGTGGACTCGGCCAAAGCTTTACTCCTGCAACACAGGCAGTATACTTCTAAGATCAAGCTTACTACGAAAAAAAGAACCCATTTCGAAAGAAATGGGTTTCTTATTGTCTTATTGCTTTGACGTCTTAACGTGCGGTCCGTAGATATCGTATAAGTTCTTACTCAGTTTGAACATTAGTTCTTGACTAGATGCTCTTACGGGATTGATATCTATACCACCACGACGTGCATATAAACACATTACAAATAATTCTGTAGGTTTAAAGATGTCGTGTAAACGTTTATACACACATTCACAAATCTCTTCATGGAAATGACATTCATCTCTAAATGATACGATATACTTTAATAATGAAACCTTATCTACAATAGAGTTAGATTTCATATAGATGTATATATCACCCCAATCTGGCTGGCTTGTAACACGGCAATTACTCTTTAATAAGCCTGAATGATAGTATTGCTCAGTATAATCAAACTCACTTGTATTAAGACTCATATCCTGTTGTAATAATGCAGGGGTTTCAGTGTACGTATCAAACTTAACCTTCATTAGCTCTTCTTCATCAATTTCATTCTCAACAGTCTTGAAGAGATCTTTATTATAAAAATCATGAGCACTTACTTCAGTCTTATCTACTAAATGTCCTGGTAAGAAACTAACTCTTGCATGAGTACCAAGTAAGTCAGATAGATCAGCACTTGCAGTGTTCTTAAACTTAAGAATTGCATCTCTAATATTACCACCCATCTTCTCCATATTAAAGCTATTAAAGTACAGCTTAATGGATTTACTTTCAACAATATAATGGCTATCAGCTGGGTAACATACTTTAGCAACACCAGTTAATGGGCAACCGTTATTGAGTAAGAATGAACATTCATATGCATTCCATGTATCAAACCCTACAAATGGTAAATTATCATTTTCAAT